AGTAAGCTGAGCAGCAGCACTGAAACGCTTCTGCAACTCTGCAAACATAAGAGACATCTGATCTGGAGATAGACCCATTTGCTTCACCAAACGCTCCAGCTTCTGCTGATCTGTCAAAGCTCTCTTTGATGGAGGCTCATTGATTGCTTCACGAAGATCAATTGTTTGATCGTTATACGCTGGATTATTCTCATTTCCAGCGCCTTCTTGACGCTCTGCCATGTACCCATTGGCTTTTGAGTTTTGTAGATAGTTCAAGCCAGCTTGAACGATATACAATCTCTGAGTCTCATCGGTAATGAGCAGCTTGAAACCTTCGTCAGAATTCACAGTGTACTTAATGAATTCGACGGTATTGAGAAGAGTGTATCCACCCTTTTCAAGTTTTTCCCAAGCTGCATTCTTAGCAGATTCCTGCTTTGCTTGGAAATCAGTGATTATGCCTTTGTCATCCAACTTAGCATAACCGCGATAGGTGACTTTCTCTTGAGAGAGAGCACCCGAGCTATCCTGCCCATTGGCAGGAGTGGGATTTGCGATCGTTGTACCCATTTCGTAACCTCATTTGATTTTATTCTCAGTTCTAGCTGAGAACTAGAGCAATGCGCTCTGTAGGAGGGAGAGCTTAGAGTGAGAATTCTCTAGCGTTCTCAGTACGCTAGAGACAAGAAACTCTAGCTCAATCCCTCCTACAGAGAGCATCTTAAAGCTCTCTGTACACTTCGAAGCACCTGCGTTTGATCACCTCCTTTATTCAGAAATGATCTTTTGGAGATCTCTGTAGGAGAATCCATTTACATCTATGATATGCTTATTGATCATATCAAGCATATCATAGATATCCGCGAGAAATCCAGCTTGGAGCTTTCCATCATCTGAGAAGAAATACTCTTGATCTTCTTGAGATGAAATTCTCACTTTAATCTTTAACTCAATCTCCTTATCTACAGGAAATTGAGTTGTAGGCATTTGCGTGATTGAAGCAGCCATCGTGCGGTGCCCCTCCCTGTATACGATTTTAGCGCGAATCTTCGCGCTTGTCAAGAACTTTTTTCCTCATCCCCTTGTTGATACAACGTACTTGTTGATTGTCTCTCGATTACAAGTGTGTTTATGATTGAATCAGATGGAGCTTCCTCCATTCTAATCCATTCTGGAACATCGTCAGAAGTTATGCCGAGAAGTTTTAATGCATTCTTAGAAGGTATAGACTCTCTGCGCTTAAACCAACTCACAGAGTTATCTGTGTGAATGATTCTGAGATATTGCATTTTCATTCTGTTTTTTCTCCTTATTCGCGATTTTTCGCACAAGTCAAGACTTTTTTTCCTCATCGCCTTTCTTGAATAGGCTCTCAAGCTCCTCTGCGCTGATAGTATCAGCTCTAACAATCTCTCTTATTTCAAGAAGAGCCACATTCAATGCTTCTTTAAAGCTTAATCCTAGAAGTGACAAACGCTCCATAGTTTGTCCAATCTTGGCAAAAACCACGCACAATGTCATGATTTGCTCTTTAAGAGCAGGATTATCCTTTGTCTCCTTGACGCAAGATACTAACTTATCAAGAAGCTCATCGAGTATGTCTGAATTCTCTTTCATTTCTTATTCTCCTTAGAGCCTACGCTCTCTAGGATACATCTTATAAGTTTCAGCCTCATCTAATACACCCCTGTATTAAATGAGCAAATAGGATGTATCCTAGAGAGAGCAGGTTCGCATCTCTCTTTATAAGGACCAGAGCAGGCTGAACCTTCTCTTTTGGCTAATCCTTATAATCTTGTTCATCATCTTCTTTGAAGATTTTAAAGCTTACTCCAGCTATTCATCGGAGATTGTGTCCATGATCTCCATAATACACAAAGTTCATGTATTGGAAATGTGAGGATGTTTGAGTTGCGCCATTTGATATGAAGAGATGTTCCCTGAGATACTACATCTCCAATTCCATTACTTCTTCCAGAGATTTTATCTCCGGGCCTGAGTGCGAGGAATTCTTCACGAGTCATTTCTGAGTTTATTCTCCTTTTACTACGCTAACACATTTAGCAATCAAATAGATAACGCCTACGAAGATGATCCACATAACGCTGAATCCTACATAGACAATTATCATATGTGCGAGGAATCGCAATATTGTAGGTAATGCTAACAATATTACAAATCCCAAAGCTGCGAGAAAAGCAGTGAGAAGTATAAGAAGGATGTATTTTCCACATAAATAAGGAACTCCAAGTGCAATTGCGATGATGTTTTTCATCTTTCATCCTCACTAATCTCAGAGTAATCTGATTGGAGAATATCTGAGATCTCTTTATTCTCCATTAAAGCTTTCCAAATATCCTCTGTACTAGAGATTCTGCTAGAATCATCAGCTTGACGCATGATCGTAGCAGCATCAGAAGATAATGGAATTTTCTGATCTGGTAGCTCATCAAGAGAATTGTAGAGATATCTCTTCAGACAAGTTATCTCTGTTTTTGAGAGTTGTTGAGATACAAATCCCATATCCTCTCTAATTAATCCAAGAAGTAAATGCTTTACATTTACCTCAGTGTTTCTGTGCTGAGATGCTTCATATCTCGCAAACATCTCAACTCTGCGAACTTTCTCTGATTTCATATGTCTCTTATTCTCCAATCAAAATTCTCATCATCAAGAGGTGGTTGTATTCTCTTTCCTCATCAAGGCGCCTTAAAACAAGCGCCTTGAATAAGAAGTAAACAATCATACCCCCTAATGTTAGAATCACCTGGATAACTCCAATCCCATGAGATATCCAAACACAGCTAAAGCTGTTAACAATCCTATAGCTGCAACGCGCGAAAGAATCTTATTACTCATTTCTTCTCCAGAATACTTCATCTGTTTCATAAGGTGAAAGCTCATCAAGAGGTGGATAAATCACTGAGATGTTCTTTTCAATGAACTTCTGTAAGCACTCTCTTCCACATAAACAAGGAACTCCAAGTGCTACGTCATTCATATCAAATTGGTATATCTTGATAGAGGTTCCTTTAAGCTCTATCATATACCAATGATTCTCTTCACCTTTGATACAACCGCATTGATTACACCTCGCTTGTGCTGGTATGTATGTCATTGGTGAAATCACTCACTTTCTTCGAAGATTCTACAAATTCAGCATTCGCTGATCTTAGAGTATCTATTCCACCTTCTAGATATAGAAGGCAAAGCCTATTCCATGTTAATGTTTCAGGTAAAACATCGGGGAAGATACGCGAGATCTTATCTTCCATTATTTTGCGAGAGTTCTCTGAGATTCCCATTCTTATTCTCCTTTGTTCTGTTCTTTCATTTCTTTTTCTTTAAAATTTCAAGCGCATCTTTCCTATACTGCTCAAACTCTGGAGAGTTTAGGAAAGTTTCTTTCTTCAATTCATCTGTCATTACCTCTTCTAATACTTTCTTAGAAGGTCCAATCCCTCTTTTTAAGAGGAGAATCATTTGTGTTCTACACTCTTGACTCTCTATGTAGAACTTTCGGCAAGCTGCTTTATAGCATTTGCTTGCAAGATAAAGCTTTGCTGCTTCCTCATCCGTAGGAGAGAATGGATTACCCACACTCTTTTGAATCTCCTTACGCATTAAGCAAGCAAGTTTATACTCATCCTTCGCTTCTTCAAATCGCTTGAGAATTTGTTGAATTGTCATGTTTTGGATTATAGCAAAAACATGTTATTTGTCAAGTCTTTCGAGGTAGGGGGTGTGAGCTAACGCCTTTGTTTTGTGCGACATGCGTGCTATTTTTTCGCATGGTTTTTACCCCATGCATATGTCGCCCTCCTCGCGCCTGAGCGCGCGAGATGCGCTTTTTGCATGTGCTCTATTTAAAAATTTATTATTGTTATTATTATTATTATTTTTTTTTTTTTTTTTAATATATATATAGAATAGAACATATTTAAAACACTCTTATTTAGGGTGTAATTTTTACATACCAAAACGCGCAACAGCGCAGCACCGGCGTCATATACATAGCCTACTGACCATAGCGCTTTTTACGCGCTAAGTGCTTGATTCTAGGGTTCTTACCCTATGCCCCCTAGCCTATTAACACACAAATCTTAGCCCTTTTTTAAATGAGATTAAAAGAGAGAGATTAAGAGAGAGAGAGAGAGAGAGAGAGATTAAGAGAGAGAGATTCTATTCTCTTATCAAAGCATATCCATACATATGGATATATTTTGATAAAAGAATGGGGAGCTTGCGCTCCCCTCTTTTTCGTGACGGGGTGTTTACACCCATTCCGCTTCTCTCACATCCAGTTTTTCCGTAATCATTTGAAGCATTCTGGATGCGTTTATAGATGTGTTCCCCTTTACTAACAGTGTTCTAAAGCGCTTTCCCACTGCTGGTTGGTGAATTACATCTATCTTCTCATACTCTGTTTGAATGCTATGTAATGCTGCATCCTTTGATGGTTCGTTTCCAAACAATCCATCGGATGCGTCAAGCATCGCGTCGGCTGCCTTAGCAATCTTCTTGCTAAGGATTAGATTATCCGCATCTTCCATCAAGCTATAGGTGAAACATGCTTGGAAGTAATCAAGGCCCGGATTCTGCTTTTGCAGTGAATCAATTCCAGCTTGACGTGGAGTGATCCAAGATTTATTGAAACGACCGTTAATGTGCTTTTGCTGATTTTCGCTCAAATACAGATAGGGATTGAAAGTGAACATTCCCTTAACTGTAGCTTCGAGCTCTGCAATTTTTACAAGCAGTTCCTCAACTGTGGGAATTGCAGGGGTTTTGGTTTCGGTTGCGTTATTGTCGATGGTTTCGGTTTCGGTTTCGCGAGTTTCCATTTTCTTTGTCATTTGAGTATTCTCGTTTTCTACAGGTCTAACCTGTGATCATAGTTTGATTACGGTAGAACTATGATCACAGCTTAGGCTGTATGAGATGCAATCCCTTCACGCTATTGCTATCTAGCGGCTAGATTCTGTCTCCGGCTCATATCTTCGCCTTAGTTCCATACTCTGTATGGTGGACAGTTTTCAGCATCTCATTGATTCACTCTATTAGCAGAATGCCCTAGCGTCTTACATCTCAGACTGTAACGATTTGTTGCGTACCCTGTATCCTTATATCACTACCCACCAAAGGATACATTTGTCGTTACCCTACTTAGTTCTGAGATTGCGCATCGCGCACACTCCGCTTGTATAGGGTGAATACTATTCAATTGTACGGTTGTGGCAAGACCGTAACCAGAAAGATCATGGCATGACTGTATTGTTGCAGGAATCCACGATAGCCGCACAATGGGCATATCGCAGACAGGTCTGCTGACAGACGCAATACAGGCAAAGGCGGCAAGTGGCCAACCTCATGTAGATACATAATAGCAGGCCTTATCTCTGGTGTAACAAGATTATTTTTTGTAAACGTTTTCATTCCCACAATGTGAGACGCATGTAAACGTTTACATCTATGCGCCATACCATACCCCCGTAGGGTACTCCTCAAAAAAAAGTTTCGATGAGAAAAACGCGGGGTACTTCACAAATAATTTTTTCATAAATTTAAAATGAGAATAAGATGCTGAAGCATCTTGAAGATGCTGAAGATAAAGAGCATCTCTAGAGAGACTGAAGATGCTGAAGCATCTTAAAGATGCTAAAGCATCCTAAAGATATAGAGAGGCATGAGGATAATACCCTCGCGCTCTCGCGTAGCGAGCACTAATTTAAGGGCGTAAAATGCGCACTTCGTGCTTGACACTGCTTCGCAGGAGCGCATATAATGCGATGCATGGAAGAAGTGTATAGACACGTAGAGCGCTCTCCTCTAATAAAGAGCATAGTGAATTATGTAATAAAGTTACAAGAATTTGCGCGAAGCGCGGAGCGCAGTGATCATGAGTTCAAATCAAACGACACTACATTACGGCGGTTCCCTGAGGCAAAGCCCTGCGAGCACGCCGGGTCTGAGTCCAGCTCCGGTAGCGCGTAAACGTGGCGCTCCTTCACGGAACTCCTCGTTCCAGGCGCAGCGAAGATTCGAGCTGATCGCGCGAATGGAGAATGCGGGACTTCCTGAGGCAGCGATTGCGCCTATGCTTTTTATATCTGTACCACGCTTGCGTTATCTGAAGAAAATGCCAGAATATCTAATCGTTCGAATGAGGATTACGCATGGAATCATCTTGGATCAAGATGCTAAACTTCAAGAGATTAAAGATCAACGAAAAGAGCTTCTTATACAGCTCTTACCACCTGCTTTACAGACCCTCGCTAATACCTTACTCTCTCAGCCTCAAAATTACGCCGAGCGTAAACTTCAGGTGGATGTTGCAAAAGATGTGCTCGATAGATCAGACATCTTTGCTAAAGTATCGCGCACTGAGCTTAAGCCAGTCTCCTTCTTTGATTTCGAGAAAACTGATAAAGACAGCGAAGATATAATGAGAGTGATTAGGAACGTAAGTTCAGCGCCAGTTGCTTTGGATACAAATAGTGTAGAAAATATACTTAAAGTACATGAAGCATTTACATCTGGAAGCGACGCACTTTCAGAGAACGAACAACAGAGTGCGTTAGAAGATTTAGAATCTTCTGAAGGGAGTGAAGCTTTATGAATTTTAAGATTGAAACAATTCCTCACAATGCGCAACGCTATGATACGGTAGGTGATTATTTCTATAAACATATAAATGAAATTATTATCCGAGTTTCTGACTTTAGTGCGGCGGTTGCGCACAGCAACGCAATGCTTTCTACGGAAGAAGTGAAAGCTGCGGAAAAGATGGAATTCTGCGTAATGATTCATGAATTTGTTGAATCATTTCTTTGCCATCAAGATAATATAAAAACATCAGATATTGATAAATGGGATCTAGATCATCTTGATGACGAAGATCCAGGATCAAACCCTGAAGCTCCTTATCATACCCAACATATGTTCGCGACTGAGGTAGAAAAGCTCATGTGTTCTATCCTTGGCTTAGATTGGGATGAGTACGATCGCGCTGTAAGAAGTTTTACTTCTAAAGAGCAGGAGAAAAGCGAAGCTTGAGTGCTTTTGGAAGAGAAAACAATCCGAGATACTCTCTCCTCGTTAGACTCTCTACAGCATGGATTACTGGGGGAGAAGATTATCCCAAGGGAAGCTATCCTCAATTATCGTCTTATTCCTACAGAACTAATACAGGGGAATGCGAAACGCCTTGCGTTCAGATTAAACTCTTTAATGGATCTGTATTATTTTTCAACCATTGTACTTCACAGAAACAAGTTCTCGCGAAATCCAGATTTAAAAAGAAATCTTCATTACCAGATGTGTTTGCTTGTAATGAAAGATGGACTAAAAGAAGGTATAGAAATACCTCGGGATCACTTAAAAAGTACTGTATACAGCGAATGCGCTCCTATATGGTGGGCACTTCCTTTCGGCCATCGCGAGGAGGATTATTTCACAAATTTAGGATACAACGACTTATATATTCAATGGATGAAAAGAACTCATAATCAAGATGTACGCATAATTTTAGTATCGGAGACGATTAAGAATGCGACCAAACTTGGTGGTAGAATCGCGAACCATTATGAAAATAACGACCTCTTTAGAGAACTCTTCTTCGATATTCTCCCTACTGAGCGAGAAACGTGGACAGCCGATTCTTTACATCAACGACGTACCAGTGCAGGAAGAGGACACGGAGAAGGCACTTTTGATTTTATTGGCGTTGGTGCCGCTTTACAATCGAGACATTACAATAAATGCGTTCAGGACGATCTCGTTGGACGTGAAGCTAGAAAAAGTGCCGTTGTAATGCAAGATACGATTGATTATCATCAAGTATTAGTAGGAGCGACGGATTCTGACTCAGATGACCCAGGGAGGGATTTCGATGAACTCGTGGTGGGTAATCGCTGGAGTACAGACGATCTCAATTCACACATACGGAAAGAAGAACCCTACTTCACTTGGACAACCCATGCAGCACTCGGAGGGTGTTGTTCATTACATCCTTTCGGTGAACCAATATATCCAGAGGGATTCACTAAAGAAAAGCTTCTACGATGGAAGCGGCGTTTGGGTACATATCATTTCTCCTGCCAATTTCTCAATTTTCCTATTGACCCGACTAAAGCCAAAATCAACATGGGAGATTTCCGCTTTTTTCACTTTGAGCGCACGTACACCGCTGCCGCTACGCCAAAGATAATTTGGGTGAATGAAACCCAGGAAATTGCTCCAGCTGCGCAATATCGTATCGCGATTAGGCATCATGTAGCTGATGGAGATGTTGAGAAAGATGTATATCCGAGAAATCTCGAAAGATTTATTATTGTTGACCCAAATCACGGAGGACAACACAGTACAGGCGAGCCTGGCAAAGGGGGAAGATGCCGCCATGCTATTGTGGTGTCTGGGATACAGCGAGATCCAAGAAGGATCTACGTATTGGATCAATGGGCAGAAGCATGTTCTATTGAGAACTTCGTTCGTAAGTTGTTTTTCTTAGCCTTAAAATGGAAATTGCGTAAAATTCACGTAGAAGGTGTAGCTTCGCAGAAGTTCTTACTTTACCATCTTAGGTATTTTATAGCCCGAAATCGCAAAGAATATCCAGATTTGAGTGGGATTGAGATTGTAGAACTCAAAACTCCTCAAACAGTAGGCGCGAAAGAGGAGCGTATTGATAACTTCATTCCTATTATAGAGAGGCATGAAGTTTGGCTTGATGCTAATAATTCAAGCGAAATTCGCGAAGAAGCTGAGGCTTGGGGACAAAAGAGGTATCTTATAGATCTCCTCGATGTTCTCTCTTATGGACCTCAGATTTGGGAATTTGATTTAGTATCTGAAGATGAAGTTTCAGAGTTCTTGGAGCAGCGTAAGGCGCTTTATCTCAAGAATGTAAGAGCGTTAAGTGCGTAAAGTGCGGCGCTAGCCGCTATGAGATTCAAGCGGTTTTTCATTTTTAGCGCAGCGGCTATGGGATGCAAGCAGCGTTTCACGCTATAAGGAGGAGCAAAGCTCATGGCGAAGGTTAAAATATCTGATGATCATTCGAATTATCCTATCTCGAAAGATCTTGAAGATAGGACAAAAGAGTCTTCTTCGAAAAAGGGGGATTCTCCTTAAGTGAAGGCTATAGGAATCTTGTACAACAGCCTATAGCTTCTGTGAAAGGCGCTGTTAGTGATATTAAGGAGCGTATCTCGCCAAGCGGAAGCTTGAAAGGTTTTGAATCACAGAGAGCGCCTCGCGATCTTGGAGGAGCAAGGACGCCTCCATATAAATAAGGAGAATCAAAATGGCAAAAGCGAGAGTCACGAATGGGCAAGATTACAAACCGGGTGCTGCAAGAGCTGCGAGGCAAACTCAAAAAGAGCAAGAACGAAATAGAGACTTACTTCGTGATACCGCAAGTGCAATGGCTATGCGAAGGAGTGTTGGTACGAGTTCATTAACATCAAAAGGAGAAAGAGTAAAAAGAAGTGATGAATATATGAAACAGTTAGGAAAGGCTGGATTACAACTTCAGCAAGAAGATATTGGTGAAGCTGGACGCAAGGAAATGTATAAGGAGGATAAGGGGAAGAAGTAAATGCCATATACGCCTCCAATTTTATTGCGCGAAAGTGATTGGGGAAAAGAAGAGTATAAAGATTTATGCACTTTTATAAAAGATAAAGTGAAACATCTAGACATGAGGCTACAAGCCTTTAGAACTGAGAAACTTCCTGAATATGTACGTTTATATAAAGGTAGACCTAAAAATAAAGAAGTAGATTGGCCTTGGCCTGGAGCAGCGAATTTAGTAATTCAACTCATAGGCACTTTCTCAGATGAGTTACTCTCGCGAGTTATTGGCTCTATTTGGCTTTATGATCCTCTTTGGACAGCAGTTCTTGGTGGAGATATTCCTAATAAAGAAGGGAATAGCCAAAAACAAATTTTAGAGCAATTTCTTATGGATATGGCGTATACGCCAGAGGAATTGGATCTTTATAGAGTAGAACAAGCCGCTGATCATAGCGCGATAAAGTATGGAACAGGATGGGTTTATACTCCTTATGAGTATACTAAAGAGATAGAGTATACATATATAGGAGGGGGAGAAAGCTCCAGTTCACTACCTCATGGTGAACCGCGCGAGGTCACACGCAGGGATGGCCCACATCCTGAACTTCTCCCCCTCAATAGAGCGTTGTTTGATCCATCTTCGTCAAATTTACAAGACATGAAATTTTATGGCTTTATACAACCTCTCGATTATTGGGATGTAAAAAACTTGCCCTCGAAGAGTCCGTACTATAAGGATGCGGATATAGAGCAGATGCTCAATAGTCCTGATGCAATACAAGAAACTGAAATGGAGCGAGAAATTAATGAGCAATTTTCATTCGGTAGTGGAATTGACACTGGCGCGGCTAGATGGTATATTTATAACCTCTTCTTCAAATACCAGAAGGGTGAACAAACATTTAGCTTTGGCGCGAAGTATTGGAAACATGAAGAAAAGATTTTGTATATTACATATAACAACTATCCAGACAATATTGATCCCATCGAAGATGTAAAACTCTCTTACGATGATGAGACATATTTAGGCGAAGGTTACGCTGAGATGCTACATGCGTATCAAAAAGAGTTATCGAATAACTCTAATTGGCGCACGAACAATCGTAATTATAACATGATGGGGGTGTGGCGTGTCTCACCAGAAAGTAAACTCTCAAGTATTCTCGAATTTTATCCAGGTGTTGCGGTTCCTGCAAAAGAAGGGGAAATTGAGTTACTTAAACCCGGAGCAGACACAGGTTATAACGACGGACCTGATCAATTTATTTCAGCTCTTGCCAAGGAACGCGCAGGTATTGATCCTGCGATCGGCGGTACGGGAGGTGGGATTGTCAACCCAAAACGAGGTATATACAGCGCGGCGGGAACGTCTATGGTAATGGCGCAACAGAATAATAGAAATAATATAAGAACAGCAGATATGCGTACATTTCATGTAAGATTGGGAATTAAATTCTTAAAGATGTATTCTCATTGGGGAATTGGCGGGCGTTTGAGACGTTATGGAGATAATGCAGAAGCTTTAAGGAAAGCTTTGGATAACTTCAAAAATGGCTCTCTTGGACTGTACATGCGTCCTACATCTGCAATGTATAATAAGGAATTAGAGCGCCAAAATGACATTCTTCTTACAGATAAAATGGGAGCTTGGGTTCAAGCGCAGGCGCAAATAATTGAAGCGGTTATGAATCCACAAATCCCTCCTCCATTAAAAATGTACTACGCTCAAGCGTTAATTGCAAATAGACTCTTGATGCAAGATCTATTGCGTAATTTCAACAAAACTAATGTGGAGACTCTATTACCACAAATCAAAGACATTGTAGCAATGTCTATGCAACCACCACAAGGAGCAGGAAATGCAAATCAATCGAATGGAAGACCTAATCCCACTCAAGGCGTCCCTCAAGGAGCTGTACAGTTTGGAGGAGTTCCAGGTACTCCACAGCTTCCTCAGTAGTTTGAGGATACAGAAAGAAGCTGAAATTTGGGGCTATCAGAATAAAAATGGCGAAACCTCTGATGAGTTTAAAGCCAAAATGATGGTAGCTCTTGCGCAAAGGAATATGATTGCGATGCTTGAGAATTTACCAATGGCAGTAGATTCATTGGAGATGGTACTCGACGCGCAAAAGAAGCAGAAAGATAATTTCGCGAAGTCACAAAGTTAAGGAGCAGATATGCCGTTCTTGGATTGGATGAAGAAAGAAGTGAAAGATGGGAAGGATCAAGTTGAAATTAAACTTGATGATGAGACGCAAAAGAAGCTGGATAAAGCTCTAACTGTCTCTGATGATCTAGCGAAAATGCGTGAACAATTGAATGGATTAAATTCCATTACTGCTTATTTTGATGAGCAAAAGAGAGAAAAGGAAGTTGCGGCAGAAGCAGCGCGCAGAAAGGTTCAAGCTGACGCACAGGCTTTGAACGACGATGAACTTCAAAATCTCATTCTTACTGATCCAGCGGCTGCGATTAAAAAAGGAACGCAGGATCAAGCAGTGGCGATTCTCACCCTTCGCGCGGACAATGTGAAGCGCGATGTTTTTGAGAATACTGAGAAGTTCCAGTATTACACTGGAGATGTCAAAAATGAAATCGACAAGCTTCTTAGCGTCCAAAATCTCCAAGCTCGAAATGATCCAAGCGTCGTCGAAAACTGCTATTGGACAGTCCTTGGAAAACACTCTGAAGAACTTAGAGAGGGTAAACTTAAATCTCGCTTTGCGTCTTCTAGTGGTTCGCGCGGAACTTCAACTGGCGCAGCTGGAACAGGAACAGAAGAAAAGAAACTTGATCTAGAGATCAATGACGATAT